TCTATCCTTGAGTGTATCAAGGCTGAACTTATCTAAATTTCTTTCGTTACTGTAATTAATTTTTATACCAAGATATTCCTTGATACCTACTTTGTCTTCAACCATTATGAGTTCTCGATGTCGTGTACGTTAAGCATTATTATACCATAATGTAATATTTTTAGCAAGTCTTTTCTGTTCTTTCCGTCCTTGTTTCCGTAGCGTTTAGCGTACTTCATAATGTTCCCAAGTGTGAAGCCTTCACCATGTCCTGAATCAATGATGATGTCTGTTGCTTGATACTTATCGGAAGCGTAGTGCTCACCATATGTACCATCAATGTAGGCTTGTACTTCTTGTATTAATTGTCCTTCGTTAAATTTATAGTTCATTGTTTCTCCAGTCATCAGGTAAAGTATCTTCACTGTACCATCTAAAATTATTCTTTTCTGCCCACTCAGCGTGAGTTCTTTTTGTCCCATCCTTTCTCATCTTAGCTGCTGGCATAGGAGCAAAGGGTTTCTGAAACAAGAAGACTAATTCAGTAAAGCCTTTTGGCAAGGCTTCTCGAATATGTATGTACTTACTATATTCAGCATGGTCCCAGAACCTACCCTTAGCTTCTAGTAAGATAGTCTTTCCTCCTAACTTCTTAACAAAGTCAGGTTCATACTTATGTTGTATAACATATTCTATTTTATTCCAATGATGTTTCCAATCCTTAAGAAAAGTTTTATGAATGTCATACTCCCAATTACTGTCATACCCTTTAGGGACATTGACTTTCTTTGGTCTAGGTTTTCTAGGTACTCGTCTAACCATTGATTGTCTCCACTGTTACATTCGGATTACGTTTTACTTTCTTATAGAACCATCTCTTACTATAAGCACTCTGTCTTATTTGACCATTTGCAAAGATGTGTGTCTCCTGTGGTAGAAAATCAGATAGGTTCTTCTTGTTGATAGGAGTCTGCTCTCCTTCTTCTGGAACCATACTTCTAATCCATTCTATCAGGAGGTCTTCTCCTCTGCGTCTCAATTGTTTTGACCTTTTACCACTCATAATTGTGTTACCTCTAGAACGTTAGGAAGTTTAGGTACCTGTGTTAGATACTTGTATCCGTTTGAATATTTAAAAACTCTTAAACCTTTACCCTCGTTAGCATATTTATGACACTCCATCTTATGTCTACAATAAACACAACCTTTAGGTAGCTGCATGTTACCAGACTTACCATCCGGTATAGGGTCGTAACATTTCTCAGGAGGTGTTGCAAGTTTCACAGCCTTTTTAATACTGCTGATTTTCTTCTTGATGTTAGGCTTGTCAAACTCGTCAGGTCTATACAAGGCTAACTCACCTGACTCTTTGTTAAGAGCTAAGAAGCCACCGTTGTTTGTTCCCTCTGCTGCTTCGTAACCTGCAAGCTGTGCCATGTAACCAAACGCATCGTTCTCTGCTAAGGTACCGTCTTTGAATTTCTTAAAAGCAAAGCCGGATGCTGTCTTAATATCAACAACCTCTCCATCAATGATGCAGTCCATGTGTCCTTTGATTCCAGATACCACTACTTCTTTCTGCTCGCCTGTTACCTCGTGTCCTGCTAGCTTAACTAACAACAACACAACTTCCTCAAGCAAGTGCCCGTATAAGAACTTAATGAATAGAGAAGGTGGCATCCTTTCCGGAGTACCTTCAGTCTTCATGTCATACCAGAGCTGTCTTTCCTTCCTTCCCACATTAGACATACGCAAGGTACTGTTCGCTCGTGGTGCAGGATGTGACCAGTTGTAAAGAACTTCTTTCATAGACTCGCCAAACTTATCTATGGCTGCTTCGTCTAGTTCCATGTGCCCACCATCAGCTAGTACGCCTATCTTATTATAGATATCTTCTACTAATGTGTCAAGTGTTTTCTTAGATTTAGTCATGTTTAAACTGTCTCCATATTATTAATAATGTCTTTAGCTATTTTAAAGTCTACCTTAAACCATTCTCCTTTACGCTTGCTTGCTTTCTTAGCACACAAAGCATGAGCCTGTTGTTCTGCTATGCGTCTATTGTCAAAGTATTTCTTAAACTTTAATTTGAAATCTCTTAGCGGACTAGAAGTTTGATAACCTTTAAGCCTGTCTTCAGCATCAATAGCCATGCCTATTTTAATCCAGCCTTTCCAAGCTGGGTTAACAATGATGTAGACTTCTCCTTCAGGGGTAGTAGCATACCCAGCTAAAGATTCAAAGGCGGCATCTGAAAACGTTTTAAATTTTCCCGCTTTATGTAGTGGATGTGTCTTTGATATATGTTTACCATTAACATACATTCGTTGAGCATCTCTTATATGCCAACAGGGTTTACATACATATTTACCTTGTTCTAATCTAGCCTGTGTCCAGTTTTCTTCCAACACTAATGTGGTAGAACAATCTATACAGTGTTTGTCAATGTGTCTCACTCCAATCCCTCCCTATTTTGTATTCACCGTCCATAGGACAACGAAGATTAAATTCTTCTCCTGCTTGTATAATACTTTTAACTGCTAGCTCACCCACAAAGTCAGCTTGTGATTCTTTAACTTCTAGCTGCCACTCATCGTGGATGTTAGCTACAAACTTATAGTCTATGGTGTTAAGCTTAAGGAGCTCATCAAGAATAACCAAAGCTTTCTTCATAACGATAGCCCCTGCTCCTTGAAGCAATGTGTTCAAAGCAGCATGAGCTGCACGTATATGTAGCTTCCTACCGTCTAACGCTTTAAGGAACTTTTTTGCTGACGCTCTGATAACCCTGTCTCTAAGAGATTTAAATGCAGGGTTATTATCGAAGAAATATTCTCTAGCTCGTTTACCATCTCTCGTATTTCCTTCGACCACTTGACCAAGCTTTTCATCTCCTGCTCCGTACATGAGGGCGTATATGAATGTTTTTGCCTGATTTCTAGATTTAAGTTTTGCAGCCTTTTGATTAGCTGTGTGTATATCTCCATCTAATATCTCCTTTATGTATTCGTTATCGTTCATGTAGTGTGCTAACATCCTAAGCTCTAAGCCGCTAGCATCTACACCTAATAGGACGTTGCCTTCGTCCACAATCCAACAAGCTCTACACTCCTTACCATAAGGGCTGTGTACCGAAGGTACCTGAGCCATGTAGGGCTACGGTGTGTCATCCGCCCGGTGATAGCACCATTAGGAATAACAAAACCATGCACCCTGTCATCTTCTTCTACTGAGTTAACCCACGAATCTACCTGAGCTATACGCTTCTGTAGCAATAAGAAGTCTGCAATAAGCTTAGCTTCGTGAATGTGTTTAACTGCTGATAGAGTTTTCTCATCCACAATGGGTTGTCCTGTAGGTGTAAACCTTGCCGGCTTCCAACCAAAGTCAATAAGGTATTCTCCAATCTGTTTGCGACTACCAAGATTAAACTCTTGTAAAGTCTGACGCATAAAGGGTTCAAAGTTTGATGTATCTAAGCAGCGTTGGTGTTCATCTTCTGTCATACCACGCTTGGATAGGCTACCGTCTTTCTTAATGTAAGGTTTAACAAGTCTATCATCCACCCACTTAGGTTTAAATGTAGTATGTACTTCATCTTCAATGCTCTGCTTAGTTTCTCTAAGCTCTGCTAACAATACAAGAGCTGCTTGCATATCAAACTTAAAGCCATTGACTTCTTGTTGTTTAATAATACCAGCAACAGATTGTTCTAACGCTATGGAGTCTTTACTAAATCCTTTTGATTCTTTCTGGAGCTGTCTGTAAACTAATAGGTTTAACTGTACATCCCTAACACAATACTCTAACATTCTTGGTGAGTAGTTAAGGTAGTCAGTAAAATCAATCTTAGCAAGCCCCAGTTTGTATCCCCATTTCTCTAAGCTGTGTCCACCGTCACGTGCAGGATTAAATAATCTTGATAGTACAAGAGTATCAATGACAGGTATACCATTAAGGTTTACGCCACCGAACTTCTCTACCAAAGGAATATCAAACCCTATAATGTTGTGACCTATGAGCCTATCTGCTGAGGCTAAGAAAGCGTATCCTTCTCGAAGCTTATCAGGTGGGAACTTAAATATCTCACCTGAGTTTGCGTCCTGAGCTACGATACACCAAACCTTAGTGGCTTTTAAATCGTCTGTTTCTATATCAAATACTAAGTCCATATTAAAATGCCTCGCTTCCTGAGTTATCAAACTCAATGTCTTCGTCTGTAAGTTCAATAAGTCTGCCGGTGTCAGCGTCATACATAACTCTAGCAGCTAATCCTACATCACCTGTGTACCTAGACTTAAGCACACGAAGTCTTGTAGTCCTTGCTTCATCAGGGTCATCAGCTTGTTGATTACGTTCTAATGCTATCACACAATCAGATAACTGACCGATACTATTAGAACCACGAAGATGAGAGAGACTAACCTCAACTCCATTCTCGTGTCCTTTGTTACCATCAACTCTTCTAAGGTGTGACACAAGAATAATCCCTGCACCAGTCTCTTCAACTAAACTTCTAAGTCTAGTCATGATGTCATCAATGGCTCGCCTCTCGTCACCGTCATGCACAGCACTGACTAACATATGTAGATGGTCAATGACTACCCACTTGCAATCACAACCTATAATCATGAAGCGTAGCTTGGTGAAGATGTCATCAATGTCGTTGGTACCAAAATGTGAATGAACCCACACTCTGTTTTTATTCTCACCGTCATACAAGATATCAAACATCCCATCAAGCTGTTCTTTAGAAAACTTCTCACGTTCTTCATCAACATAGAGTCTGGCGTTAGCTTCAATAGATAAGATACCGTCAATGGTACGTCTCCAATCTTCTTCTAATGCAATGATACCTACGTTATCTTTGGTTTGTTTAACAAGCCAATGCTCTATCTCTCTAGTCACACTAGACTTACCCAGTCCTGTGCCACCTGTCAGAGTTACAAGCTCACCTTGTCTCAAACCATACAGCTTCTTGTTCAATCCCGCATAGGGATAAGGTACACTTGGTTTTCTCTCACGATTGTGAAACTTCTCTCGTTGTTCCGTTACATTTATAACACCGGATGGTGTGTATACTTTACTAGCCCACCATACTTCAACAAAATCTTTGTGTTTGTTCTCACGAAGCATATCGTTAGGGTCTTTGAATCCGTTGGGAAGTGTCAGTATCCTAGCCTTGCCCGGCTTGAAAAGTCTAGCAACCTTAACAGCCGCTTCCTTTCCTGCCTTATCGTTATCGAATGCAACAATAACATTCTCGAACTCATCAAAGAATTCTAGGCTCTCTTTAATATCACGCACTGCACCTTGTGCACCACGCTTGATAGAGACGACTGCCCACTTACTACCGAGTAGTTCATAGGCTGCCATAGCATCACACTCTCCTTCTGTGATTGTGACATACTTGCCACTCTTAAATAACTGTTGTCCAAACAAACCTGTATCAGTGTATGAACCTTGTATAAAGAAATCTTTATTAGCCACACCACGAATTTTAGTAGCAGCTATCTCATGTCCATTATAAAAAGGGTACATGTGTTTGACCACTTTCCCTTGTAAATCATGAACGACTTTGACACCGTACTTCTTAGCAGTAGCTTCGGAGATACGTCTGTCAGTGAGTGCTGAGAATTTGCCACCCTCTATTGGGTCAGGCTGTTTTAACGCAGGTGCGTTTGTTGTTACAGTAGCTTCCATCTTTCCTCCTTCACATGTTCTATTATAGTTAGGCATAAATTCCCCACAACTGAAACACTTTGCTGAACCATCTTGATTGATTCCTACAGCATCACTACTGCTGCAAAGTGGACATGGTTGTTTTAACTTATCCCAAGTTTTATCTTCCATATTAGCCCTCACTAATGGTTACTTCTTTTCTTTTACTTCTGGTTCTCCGGCTGTTGTCCAAGCCTCATTAACATCAGGCGTTGACGGGTCGTCTGCGATAAACTTCCCCTCCTCATCCCTCGCTCTCTCTGGCTCGATCTTAGACTCATCACACGCCACAAGGATATCTTCTAAGATACCCCTATGAGTACGACTTGCAAAGTCTAAAGCTTCAATAACAATTTGTAGGTTACCTACCTTTTGCACTAGTACAGTAGCTTCCTGCTTCTTCTGTTCATCTGCTATGTTATTGATATCGAAGCTTGTTTCGACACCATCATTTCTTATGGTAATAATCATTCTTAGAATTCCTCGTTGTCCGGTGCTTGCTCAGTATACTCTACTAAACTCTCAACCTTAACTGCCATTAGTTCTGCAAAACTACCAAACTTATTTGTGTATGGTTTAATTTTAACAACAACTTCTGAGCCGTTACCTACGCTGACATCCATTTGATTACCGTCAGTGTCCACTAACTTAGGAGCAACATTTGTTGCACCATCATCTCTGGACGCTCTCTTATTAAAAGAGAAAGCCGGTTCATCATACTTAGACTCGCCTGTTTTTGACCTGACTTGATTCAGTCCCAAGCTTTCTAGCTTAGACGCAGTCTCAGTGTCAGTCAGTACAGTTAAGCCATACTTGTGAGGTTCAAACCTCGTGTTAGGCGAGGTGATGTTTGCCCACATTGCCTTACCTTTTACATACTCATACATAAGTTCCTCCTTTGTTGTAATAAGTTCGTACATTATAACACAGTTACAATCTATTTGCAACTGTTATTTTAAAATGAATTAGGGTGCCGGTGAGAGGGTACAAGACCGGCAACTTGTTTGACATGGAGTCAACTACTATAAGATAAAGGAAGGTTCTGTTGAGGGCTGTCCTATAGTATCCCTAAGCATCAGTTCTAATATCAGAAAGTATCTCTTCCCAGAAGGTCAAAGGATTTGCATCCAAAGTTATCCTAAAAGTTTCATCTAACTTTTCTACAACGTGCCCTACGTTAAGATTGTTCTTGACTAAGTACTCATTGAATCTCCTATACTCATCACGAGTAAGGGTCTCTGTTAAGTACTGATCTCTTTCTGTTATATACATGGGCTGTATTATATCACACTAATGCTAAGATGTAAACAGTTTTAAAAAATTAAAGGCTGTTTTTTCTACGTTAACTAGTGTGTCTATTTAACTTTCCTCTG